ACCTCGATAGATTGAGTAAAAAGAATTGTCTTTGATGTGAATAATTTCGGAGGGTTTATAGTCTACTAATTCATTAAAAGTAAATTTTTCAATATAAGATGTTTTACTAGAATGAATATTTACTTTGTTAGCAGGAAGATGATATAGATGAACCCCATCAAAATAAACAAAAATATTTCCATCAATAAGATAATCAGTAAGTAAGTTTCTTTTAAAAGTACTAATATCTTGAAATGGATTTGGTTCTTTATTCAGTAGTAATCGTACCTTGGATCTTTTTACCCCTTTTACAATATTTTGTAAGCCTTGTATCTGTTCTCCTACGGTAGTTTTAATCTCAGAAGCATCATCTACAATTAAGTTTACGCCTCTATTTACAATTTCTATATCTTCGTACGCTTTTTCGTACTTAAGTGTAAACTCCCTAGAGGGAGCGGTAGAATGATCGTAGTATTGTTGCGCAGGGTTTAGTTTCTCCTCTGCGTCAGGCGTTCTTCCTATAAAACGATCATACCATGCCATGTTTTTCTCTTTGAATCTCTACCCAATTTTCTTGCTTTTTAGCAGTTGTCAAAGCCGGATCTCGTCCATACACCTTATGTAACTTTAAGTGGTGTGCATGGCATAATGTAACTGTGTGCTCATACAACTCAGACCAGTGGTCTTGTATGAAATCTTCTCGAAAAGACAAAATGTTTTCGGGTAGTAACTTGTTCTTTTTTACATAACTATGAACTAACGGACTTAATGAATAAAAATGGTGAAAATCAAGTTCCGTTCTTTCTCCACAAATATAGCACTCAGTGCCTTTTTCATACTTGTTTTTTGCTTTGTCTCTTATGTATTTTACTATGTCTCGTTTCAAATCCATTTTCGAATACCAGAATTATAGCGAAAGTGAGGTATCATGTCAAACATTATTTTTGATGTGGTATCTCTAAAAGCCGCTGTTTGATGTCTCGAATGAATACAATGCATAACGCAATGCATCCGCCATATGTGATGCACGATTGTGCTTCGGTTTCTCTTTTAAAAGATTAGGGTTGGGGTCCCATTGGTACTGATCTAAACATTGGAGGGTCTCTTTACAAAACTGATCAACATGTAATCTATTATTATCTACAATAGACTCTACATGAGAAATTCCATCTAAGATTGATTTCTTTGCATTCACAGTTGTAATATCATAGTTCTGAGCAAAGTCAAATCGAGTTTGCTGTGCTGCTGAGTCAATGTAGATATAGTCAATATCCCATTTATCAATTAGATCTCGTATCTCGGTTGCGTGCTGTTCCGTAGTTCTTTCTGCGTCTAGGTATTCATCGAGAAGATAATATTTCTCTTCATCCCATGAATACGCAATGACACAGAAAGCAGTAGGATCGCGGTATCCAACATCAAGTCCTGCAAATACATCCATGCCGGAAGTATCCATTTCTTGAAAAGATCCTACACATTCGTCGAACTTGAAGTTCCATACCTGACCTTCGTAAGTATTGAAGTCAGCTTCGTATTCTTGTCGAAACTCAGCTTCGGACATACTTTTTCGAGCCTCCTTAATATCCGTTTCAGACATTCTAGGATTAGATCTATAACTCGCTTTAATAGATACCCACTCTGTGAAGTCATCAGTAAAACCCCTATCAAAAAACTCGGCAAACCAGTTATTTCTTCCTCGAGGAGTTGAGATAAATATAGCTTTTGAATTATCTTTATCAAGAGTAGGGCGCAAGGCTACGTTAAAAGCATCTCTACCGTCGGCAAGCGCCGCCTCATCAAAAATAATCAAATCGTATGATCTACCAACGCATGAGTCAACTTGATTGACTGATCCCATGCGTATAGTAGAACCGTTTGAAATTTCGATCACTTTATCTTTTGCGTTATCTCTAACTACTTCAAGATCAAAGTGTTTTATCAAAGTTCTCTGCAGATCAAAGGAGATCTGCGAGAGAGCATAGTTCGGAGACATAATCAAAATGTTAGACGAAGGTACCAGTGAAACTAGCTGCCCTATAATGTTGGCTATGTATGTCTTTCCTTGCCTTCGTGAAATTGCCGCGCAGACAAATCTATATTTTGGATTATTGATAGCATTTATAATTGCTACCTGAGAAGGTAAAGGTGTGATTCCCAATAGATCCATATAAGGTTCTACTGGAAGTTTCAAAAATTTATCTTCTACTGCATAATCACAGATATATTCTGATAATATATCTTTGCGGCTGATTTCTATTGACATTTAGTCTTGTCCCATTGAACGTGTTTTACTATATTTTCTACAGTACTCCATTTCTGTAAGATTTTCTTCTTCCTCTTGTGGAGGTCGAATACTCTTTTTAATCTCGTCTACATCTTGAAGTATTTTCTCAATCTCGGATTTTTCTGGAAGCGCCATAATACCACCCTTGTATTAATTTTATCGCAACAGTATGCCACCAGAAGAAGGTTTTACTAAAAACATATCCTCTACTTTCGAGGAAAGTCTTTTCACACCACTTCTTTTGGATATTGTCTAGATACCATTCATGATGACGCAGGACAGCATGTCCTGTGCCGTGTACTCGACAAAAGCAAATTTTATATCCGCCGAATATAAGGTTCCAAAACATTTTAGTGTAACTTCTACCAGAAGCTTCATATAAATATGTTAAAGAATAATCCTCACAATCGCCTTCAAAAGGTAGTTGTTTCATAACATACCAGGCTTCTCTTTTATCATACTGATTCTTATCCGAAACGTATGTAAAGTTCTTATTTAGATGCTCTAAGAATTGTTCATTCTTTATTTTCTGCTCATCCATGCCGATACCCCCATATATGCTCCAACAACACCTGCTTGGGCTATATAAAATAGACCCAAAAGATCAGCTAATGCTGATACTCGACTTTCAGTAACCATCGGTGTGAATAATATTCCACTAAAGACTATCATTGATGCCATAGCTACCCAAGCCATTCTTTTTTGAGCTTCAGACTTTTCTTCCCGAAGCTCAATCTCAAGCATGTCTTGCGACCGCTTAATTTCTTCATCTGACACAGTTCCGTCCCCGTCCAGATCGAACTCATCAAAGTGTGAGCCCTTTTGTAATTTCTTTACCATTTTACTTTATCCGCCCAGTAAGCTGCTGACATCTTACCCTTGGCGATATTCTTACGATGACGAGCTTTGAATGAGGCTCGCTTTCGTTTCATGGCTTCACTTTCGCCTTTCTTAGGCTTTCCAGCAGTCTTTGCTCCCTGCTGGCCAAATCGAATTGTCTTAACTTTATCCCCAACCTTTGCTACTACAATGTGTGACTTCTTCGCATGACCCGGTGTTCTTTTTGGTTTATTAAAACCTGAAACACCAGCTCGCTTCAGTCTAGGATCTTTTCTTCGTTTTCTTTTTACGGCCACGTTTCTTCCTCCTCTTCTTTCCTGCCAACTGTTGGCGAAAGGAAGCGGGGGCACTTACCCCCGCCATTATTAGCCGCGACTCGAACGCTTCTTACCGCGCTTCTTACCATTTTTCTTTGCAGGCTTTTTCTTCTTACCCATACCCTTTTGCTTTGCTAGAATAGCTCTTTGTAAAGCAGGTGGAAGTTTCTTTTGCTTTGCTGTTAGTGCCATTATTTTCTCTTTCGTACTTTATTTATGTACGCTTGGTGGGAGCTGCCCGGCATATATCGCTTTTCGGCTCCTCTACCATGTGCATGAATACCTTTTAGACCAAGGGCTCGCGCTCTTTTTCGAGCAGCAGTTGCAGATTTAAAAACGTTACCTCGACTTATGTAAGCCTTATGTTTTTTTCGATTTAATGCCACGGAGATACTCCAATTGTGCTTTGTCCTGCTGAATAATTACAGGTACAGGTGTTGCTCTATTGCCTCCTTTTGTAAAGTCTGGATGTGACCAAAGAAACTCGTATTCTTCATATAGTTCGTCTAATTGTTCCGCAAGTTCATAGATATGGTCAACATCAATGTCAGGTAGGATATATAAGTTTGCTTTACCTTTGCCGAGACCTCGGATCGTAACGTCTCCTTCAAAAAACCGTATCTCATCATTGTTGTATGCCTCTAGTGACCAAGGGCAAGCATCTGAGATTCTCTCAAAGTATGCTTTCCAATTAACGTTTTCTTCCACGTTTTTGCCTTCTCTTTTTCTTTGCGAAGGTACTGACATTCGTTGGCTTACCACCAACCCCTTGTTTTACTGCCCTCTTTCTGCGTATAGCAGATTTTCTTTGAGCAGGAGTCATTCGAGCGGCTTTTGATGCAGGAACACATTTCGGGTATCTTTTCTTACCCGCTTTTGTACGTCCACACTTATGAAAGCCCCCGCCTTTTTTGGGTCTTGATATATCAACCCAATTTTCACTGAACCACTTTGTTAAACTCACGGTTTATCTCTTTTTAGACGGTCACGTATGCTTTTTGCCTCTACGCCGTCTTTTCTTGCCCATAGGCTTTTTTCTACGCTGATGCACTAGTTACACCCGCAATCTTCGCAAGTGCATTTTCCTTCTTCACATCCACATCCACATTTTGCCATAATATTATCCGCTGCGGTATTTACCGCCTCGCTTTTTATACTCTCTTACCAGCCAAGCATTTGCATATGCAGAAGGATAAACGGCAAATTTACGTTTTGCCGCTGCTTTGACTCTTGAGTATAATGCTTTATTTGTTGGTATTGATTTTCTTTTTGCACTTCGTCGCCTTCTACGAGCAGCCATAGCTTACTCCTCTTCAGCTTTAGGCTCTTCTTTTTTCTCTTCTTTATGTCCGCCAGCTTTCATATATTCGTCTGCTTCGGCTTTAGTTTTAAATGTGTGCAATCCCATATGATCTTGCACTTTCCATCCATCTGCTTTTTCTATAAGCTGCATAAGTTTCTCCACTATGCTTGGCACGGAGTGCCCGATAATTTAAGTATTATAATACGATTGAATTGATAAGTCAAGATTTATTTTTGGTATGGTGTAAATAG